CCACATATGTAACAGTTTGTACTGACTGTTAAATCTCTTTTAGCGTACGATCCTGAGTTACCTGAAATTGTTGCTGAACAACAACACATTCTCGATCCGCCGCCTCCTGCTCCAATTACTTCAAGGGTTACATTACCGTTACCTGGAGCAATCCAACAAAAACAGCCTGGGAATGTGGAGTATGAAGCAATCGTCGAGTAAGCCCAAATCTTTCCAGTTTCGAGGTTTGTTTCCGCTCCTGAAGAAGACCTACTTTCTAATATTGACTTTAATGTTGCCATCCTTAATGTACTCCTTAACTTTCTATAAATTTAACACGGATTGCACCCATGCCGCCACGGGTTGCGTGATCTCTAACACCTGGACACGGCTGTGGTCCCGGAGCACCCATACCGTATGGAAGTACACTTGAGCAACCGTTTGCGTTATAACAACCGCAAGACACATCGCCTCTAAAGCATGCTTTCCACGGAATACCATATCCTGGGCTTTTCCCTGCACCGTTAATTGCCGCAATGGCTTCTAATTGTCCACTACCTGACCAATTAGAGTGTGCCGCGTCAGTTGACATACCGTATTGTACAATACCACCGCACTCTGCAATCATGCCTGGAGGAAATGCTAACATTTGTCTAAACAGACAAGTACAGTTTGCATAACACCCATGAAAGCCCATACACGAAATATTTCCGCATCTGTTTACGTCTCCGCCATATGCAATAGCGTCCCATGATCCACTACATTGGTTACAAATTGTACCGCAGTTTGGTCCTGTGTTCGTGTAGCAAAATCCGTTTGCTCTAAAGCAACAGTACATGCTTGGTGTTGTTGAACAAATACTCACTCCACCTTTACCACCTTTTGCACACATGCAACTATTACATGCCGCCGCTACAATACAAACCATTGTTGGTTCTGAGCAACCTCTAAAACACAGAGCGTCTGAGTTACCGCAAGCAAAACCTGTACATCCGTAAAAGTAATCGCTTGTTGTCATTGTACGTGTTGCTTTTGAGTATGATCCTGAGTTGCCTGGAATTCCGTTACCACAACAACACATTTTTGCGCCAGATCCGCCAGCGCCCCATACTTCAATAACTGCTGTACCGTTACTAGGTGGGCACCAGCACGTACACTTACAAAACTTACTGTAAGTGTTGCCTTCAGCAAAACTGTATAACCGGCCAACCTCGAGATTTTCCTCAGCGGTGGTTGGTAGTTTTGCTTTAATTAATGCTTCTAATGATGCCATTTTTGTTTTCCCCTATTAAACTGAACCAACAACCCAACCGTATGTAGAACCTGTATAAATTAATGTAACAATCGCTCCACTAACGTCAATCGTTAAGTTTTCTGCTGATCCATTAATATTACTACTGTTTCTTCCGACAGTTATGTTATTCGAGCCTGCGTTGTTTGCTATATCAATAATTTGAATTGTATCAGAAACAAGTAAACTTGAATTTGTTGGTAAAGTGATAGTGAATCCTGAACTTGCTGTATTTGCAAGGATTCGATCGTTTACTGTAGCACTGAACGTTGTACTAACTTCTCTAGTAGTAACGCCAGCAGTACCTGTAGTTGTTATATATCTTCCCATGGTGTTATCCTTCTCCTATGTATTTATGCTGTAGACGTTTCAATGCCCATAACTACTGCTGAAATATTTGCAACTGATGTATAAGCAACAATAATTTGCCCTGCGGCTAAAACTATCCCTGTTCTTTCTAATACACCTTTTGCTAATAATTCAACTTCGTATTCTATATATTCGCCTAATGCTGGCGTAGCGTTATCAGCAACAGCAATTCTAATTGACGTTGCTTGGTTTCCTCTGTTGCAAATGTTTAAACTCGCAACCGCATACGTATCTGCTGGGCAGGTGTAAATCGAAGTGTTCGAACCTGCTGACATATTTGATGCGCCTAATCTTCCTGTTGCCATTTTATTTGTTCTCCGTTAATTGTTTAGGAACATACTTAATGCAACTGGTGCACCGTCTATTCCGCCTTTAAAGTTTACTGCGTTAAGTATATTTATCTTGCCTGCGTCAGTAGTGCCTATAGTGTTTGCAGTAATTTCGATAGTACCTGCTGTTACACTGTTAACATTAAGTGTAGCAACACCACCACCAATCTGTGCTGTGATGTAAGTTTTAATTGCTTTTTGTGTTGGAACAACATTATCACTATCAGCACTAAATGTACCGTCAGTACTAAATTCAGTAATAACTGCTCCTGCTCCACCTAGTGCAACACTACCAAGTTGTAGTTCGTTCAATCCTGAGATGTTAAATGCTTCAACGTTTAGTGTAGCAATACCAGTTGCCTGTTCAACGTTAAACAATCCACCAACTCTAAAGTTACCGTCTTGGTCTGTACTTGTGTAGAACACTCGTCCACCACCGTAGTCATTTGTTTCGTATTGTGGATCCGGATCACTTATTGGTTCTCCTGGATAGTTTGTATTACTAAAGTTACCAGTACCAATGTCTAGGAAGTCGTGTCCTGTTAAGCGTACTTGTGAAAAACGTCTACGTATTGTAATTACGTCATTTTGTGGTGGTCTTTCGTCTGCTTGTAGTGCTGGACTAATTTGTAGTAATGCACTGTAAGGACCGTTGCCTAATAGGCTTGTAATACTTACAAGTTTAAACCATCTATTAGGTAAACTTGCAAATTCAACATTCGAACCTTTTTGTGGAATACTACCTAACTCATCGACTCTAATTTTTGTACCTAGTTGTCTAATATCTGCTATACCATCGCCAACTACTTCTGCCGCCGCTGTAATAAATCCTGTACCTCTACTTGAGTATGTAGGTTGTGCTAATACACCGTTGCCAATTCTTACAGTATGAGGAACTTCAGTAGTATGACTCGGATCGATTAATGTCATTGATGGCGGATTAGTATACCCGCTACCCGGCTCAATAATTTTAACTTCAACAACTTTTTCGTCTGCTACTCTTGCTCTACCTCTTGCTCGTGTACCACTTGCTGGTGCACTGAATATCACTCTTGGAGTGATGTCATATGATGATGTAGCATCAAGTGTACTTGCTATTGCAGAGCCTTTAATATGTTCAAATCCTGCTGAGCCATTTGATTCTTTTACAATAGTTGCGATTTTTGTTGCGGCATCAAATGCACTAATAATACCAAATTGTCCTGCGCCAAGTCCACTTAAAATATAAATGCTCATGCCGTTATATGTTCCAGATGGATTAATATCTGTTGCCGCTAGTGTAATTTGTGTAGCATTACCAGACTGTGCATTTGAGGCAATAGTAACAAAGCCATCACCACCATAAACAGTTGAATCTTCTTCAAGTTGTACTTCAAATACGCCGCCGTTTCTAATATTAACTCCGCTTACAGCCGCTCCAAAACCTTCACCACTTAGTGTATATCGTGTTGCCGCGCCTATTGTTGCAATATCAAAAGTAATTGCTGTCGCACCACCTGAACCTAGCAATGCATCTGCGATTGTAATTGTATTGCCGATTGCATGTCCTGTACCGCCTTTAATAACAGTTACAATAAATCCACCAACTGCTGTAACTTCAATGTCAAATTCTTGACCTGAGCCACTACCGTTAGATGATCCAGTAATACCCTTGTATGTTCCTGGAACTCGATCTGCATCGTTATTAGAATTATTTTCAGTTGTAATAATTGCACTAGTTGCTTCAGTAGTATAATTTTGGCCTGCGTTCGAATATTCTAGTTGTAGAATTTCTTGTGCACCGTCTGTAACTACATTTGCAATCTGTGCTTCTAACTGCTGGTTGTCAACTTTACCTAATACTGGAACTTCTGTGTTATCAATGCCTTCTGCTACTGAACCAAAGTCTCCATATGAGTTGTTACCATTTGTAGCACGAATCTTACCGCCGTTTTCTGCAAGGTAACCAATGTGGTTGTAGTATGTAAACACTGAAACAAGTTCTGATCTACCTAAGTTTGTAACCCAGTAACCAATACCGTCACTTAAGATCTGTGTAAAGTCGTTAGCAACAATTGAATCGTTACCGCCGTCATGTAAATCACCATCTACTTTAAGACCAATACATGCATCGCCAAATGTTGTTACGTTTTGTACGTATGGCGATTTGTTAGTAATCCATGCTTCTTTGTGTGCTGGTCCCCAACCTGGATCTAAACTTACATATGCGCCCGATGTTGGACGTTTAGTTCCATACGAATTTGCACTACTTAATACACCTGACAATCCTGTTAGTGTCATATTACGTATACCAGTACCATTACGTGCATAGAACATATCATCTAATAAGCAACCTTCAACTGATGCAACATAATATTCTGCCGCTAGTAATGATCTATAATTACCTGGATATATTAAATCATGTTTAACTGCGTCAATATATGCAAGAGTATCTCTTGCACAAGCCGCTAGTGTATATGTATAACTTGGATAAGCATCTGCAATAAATGCATGCACTTCTGCAACAATGAAATCTTTATTTGCTTCTAATACTTCAACTGCATATGTATATCCTGTTGATGTTTCAGGATCATTTGTACCGCGTGTAGTTGGTTCTGTACTATCGCCCGATGCTCCGTTAACACCCCAGTCAAGATAATCATAAATCTCACGGAATAAGTTAGCCGCCGCAGTACCTGCACTTGCATTGCCTGCTGGTCTTGTTGTAACTTGTGTTTCACTGTTGCCTGTTGTTTTTGTAATAGCAACGTTTTGTATAATGTTGCTAACTATTGCTTCAATTCTAGTAAGTGCCGCAACACTTTTTGGTGTGTCTGCCGCACTAGTTACACTTGGTGAAGGTTTGATTCTTGTTGAACGTAGTTCGTCTCCAACAAGTGCAACATCTTCTGGAATAATAATTGGAAGTATTTCTTCGTATGTACCAGTTTTTATAAAGATTGTTTTCTGTGCGTGACGCTCAGTTGGAATACCTGTTATTACTCCTGCTGTAATTGCGTCAGTAATAATACCAATTAATGAATCGATAGTTGTAATTGCACCAGTAGTTTCTTCATACGCTGTTAGTTTTTGTTGAGTGATCGGTGTGCCAACACTGTTTAGTGTTTGATAGTTTGCTGTAGGATCTGTTTTTGCAAGGATGTTTGGCATAATACTTTTTAAGTAATTAATTGCCGCAACAGTTTCACCTTGTTGTCCTGCGATATAACTTGCTCCGCCTGGTTGGAAATATGATAATGCTGACAAACGTGATCTAACATTACCACCATGTGATAAATCCCATGCAACTGCATCGACGATTTGACCTGTGTCTCTCAAACATTTTGCTTTGTCATATGTAAATGATCCTGTGAATGGCGAAATAACATTTGCAATTTGGTAATCAATCCATTCTGTTACTTCTGCTTGTAAGAAAGATCTGTTTGCTTCAATTAACAAACGATCATCTTGATTAACTGAACCATCTCTAATTTGTTCAGTAGCATAGCGTACTGTTTTGAATGGTCTATCTAATGTAACACCTCTGTCTGGACTTGGTTTGTCTACACCGCTATTTGTATCAACATAATAAACATGATTAACTTGACCAAAGTAAGTCCATTCTGGAGCAGTTGCCGCATCATTAACTTTTAATACTTGACCTGGTTTACCAACTGGTAATCTTGCAGGACCCGAACCACCGTAATAAACAATATCACCTGTGGTTGTTAAGTTTCCAGATTCAGCGCCGCCACTAAAGAAGTTCCAAAAGTTGCCGGCTGTATCAGTTGCTGGATCATTTACACTATTACTAGATGTATGCGATGCTATTGCAATATAACTATTTACGCCTTGCTGAACAACATCACCTAAGTCATAATATGTTGCATCAGTCCAAGTGTTTTTCCACTGGGCTCCTTCGTTAAGTTTTTCCCAATAAGTTGTATTCGGTGGGCGAACACCATTTGAGTTTGCAACAGCCAAATATGTATATCCGCCAACTCTTACTACATCACCAGTTAGATAATCTTGTCCTGAAGAGTCATCTCCATAGTCACCTTTAAGATTAAATCCAGTTATGAATACTGACCAATCTGCTGTTTCAATACTAGGTTTTTTCTCTGTATTATTTGTTTTTGCAACATAAGAATATCCACCGTATGTTACAATATCACCTGGTTGGTATTCTGCATACGGTCCCCAGTTGTCTTCAAATTCTAATCCTGGAACAAATTGCGACCAATTTGATTCATCTGTTTTTAGATTTTCAGCAATGGCTGATGTGTGATGTGTAGTACAAATCCAAAGCCCGCCGGAATCTTTTACAACGTCATTAATTTTATATCTATAAGCACTTGCCCATTCACCTAAGTATTCAATACCTTTATGAAAGTAATCCCACTTTGATTGATCTGCTTCTAAGCCTATTGTTGTTGTTGCCGCTGAAGTATGACCTGCATTACAAGAATAAACCTGTCCGCCATACTTGACTAAGTCGCCAACTCTATAACGTGTTCCAACTGCCCAATCTGTTTTCCAATCAAATCCTTCACTAATAATATCCCATGCTGATTGATTTAGTTCTAATCCTGATGTTGTGTTTGGTGAACTAACATGGTATGTTTTACAAATATAAACACGAGCACCGTACTTAACAATATCATTAACTTTGTAGCGTGTATTAATTGCCCAATCACCCTTGTAATCAAACCCTTCACCAAACAAGTCCCAATACGCTGAAGTACTATCGTCACCTAAGTTACTTTCAAGACCACCAATGGCATCGTTGTCTGAAATATGTCCGGTGTTAGCAATATATAGTTGTCCACCATATTTTACAATATCATTAATTTTATAAACTGTTTGAGCAGTCCAATCACCTCTCCAAGTTTGACCGTCTGCAAATACTTGCCATTTTGGCGTTGCATTGTTTAGATCTAACATAAAGTCAGTTTGTGCAATGTGTCCTACGACACACATAAACGTTTTACCGCCATACCTTACTACATCATCTTTGTAGTAAGTGGTTGCTTCAGACCATTCGTCTTTCCAAATAAATCTGATTCTACCTAATTTAAATTCTGCCATTGGTTACTCCACCCGTATATACTGTATATTTATCATTATTATTAATCATCGCCAAATCCTGGCGCTCCACCAAGTGCTGGTGCCGCACCTGATGTAAAGTAGTTTTGTGCTGCCATATCACCTGACACATCGCCTTGAATAGTAACTGCTGATGTAAAATCAATAGTACCACCTAATACTTTAAATATTCTATTGCCTTCGAAACTTATATCACCTGCGTTTAATCTGTTAACTTTAAGATCTGAACCACCTGATGAAACTCGCTGTGTTACATATTTTCCTATTGCTCTTTGTGTTGGTACAATATTATTTGAGTTTGCCGCAAATGTTGGATCTGTACTAAACTCTCTAACAACTGCTCCTGTACCGCCGAGTACAACCCCGCCAAGTCTAAGTTCTTCAAGTCCGTCTAGTTCAAAGAAACTAGCATTAATACTAATTGTACCAGTTGCTTGTTCAACTTCAAACAGTTCACCAACTCTAAAGTTACCATCTTGGTCAGTACTTGTATAAAATACTCTACCGCCATTATATTGGCTAACTTCTTGGAACTGTTTTGGTTCAGCATTTTCATCTGGATTGTAACCAAATACATATAGTCCAGGATACGCTGTGCTTGAAAAGTTACCAGTACCAATATCTAGGAAATCGTGTCCTGTTAATCTAACTTGGCTATACTGTTGTCTAATAGTAACATTTTCTCCGTGTACTGGTGCTTCTTTACGTCCTAGATTTGGACTAATTTGTAATTTTAAATTATACGATCCAAGTACCCCAGTTGATGTTAGAATTTTAACAACAAAGTACGTTACTCCGTCAATGCCTTGAATACTAATATTATCTCCAGGTCCTGGAAGTTTGCTTACATTATTTAAAATTAACGTATCTGCAATTTGAACAATATCAGCAAATCCGTCACCATTTTGATTAATCGACGATGTTGCTCTAAAATAACCAGTACCGTTGTTAGTAAATGTAGGTTGCGGTAATACTCCGTTAGCAACTTGTGCATCTGTAGTAACGTCTAATGTATTTTTATTATCAAATACTGTTACTGTAGGGCTTGCACCATATCCAGATCCTGTTTCGTATAAAATAACTGTACCAATTCTACCACTACCAACAATTGGTCTTCCTAATGCTGTACAACCAAATGTTATCTTATCAGCATTATTTTGTGTTTTTGTTACAGCAATGTAGTCACTTGAATTACTGGCTCCTGCAATGCCGCCTCTAATTTCAGCACCTGCTGACATTAATTTAGTTTTCCAATGGAACCCGTCTCTACTAAATGCAATTACATCTGAAGTTGCACCTGTGTCACTTTTTACTGCGGCATATTGTCCTTGTGCATAAGCAAGGCCTGTCCACTCACCTGGCTCCATAGTACCTGCATACCAAGTTATTCCATCAAAACTTACTGCTGTTTCTGCTGTACTACTGTCAGTTTTATTAGTAACTGCTACAAATCTATCTTTACCATATATTACTTTGGACCAAGCACTTGATGCTGGAAGTGTAAATTGTACCCAAGTATTTCCGTCATCTGAGTATGCGCCAACATTACTTGGGGAAGCAACACTTCCTGAAACTATTACCCATCTACTATTTCCGTATGCAACATCATTATATTGTCCTGCTGGTACTGTAGCCGATCCCCAACTATTACCGCCATCTGTTGATGTTTTAACTGAAGTTGGTGGAGAATTTGTATCAGTAAATGTCATAACGCAAAATTCGTTTGAAGATGCCGCTTCGACACCTGTTGCTGTCTGTGTGCCGCTTAATCCAAGCGAAGTGTCACTCCATGTAGAACCAGCATCATTACTATATGACCCTGCATTGTTATTACCATCTGGGTTAACTAAACAAATTGCTCCAGAAGTAGTAATAGCAACTAAACCACTTTTACTGCTTCTAGTGAATCCTGAAAATCCGTTACCATCTGAACTAATACTACCTCCATTTGGATGAGCCGCTACCCAAAAATCTGCATCATTTCTAGTTCCACGTTTAATATCGGACCACTCTTCTGCACCTACAGTAATACTTTGAACTTGGTATGGTGGTTCAGCAACTGACAGTCTTGGCTCAATATAATAACGTGCTGTGTCATTTATTGTTGCTTCGATAGGACGGCCTGTTACATGTTCCCAGCCTGGTTCGCCATTTGATTCTTTAACAACAGTACAAACTTTATTAGTAGTATTAAGTCCGCTAATTACAGCATATTGTCCAACGCCTTTGCCAGCGTGAATATATAAACGCTGTCCTATATAGTCGGCTTCTGTTCCTGTGTCAGCACCACTTAATGTTAATGAAGTAGGAGTACCAATTTGTGCTTTGTTTGCTTTAAATGTGTAATTACTACCGCCAATGAAGTTTGAATCTTCTTCAGTAACAAAAATTTGTTTAACGCCGCCGGTTCTAAATTCATTAAATGTTGCAGTAGCACCAACACCATTACCTACAATATCTAATTGTGCGGTTGTATATCCTTCACCAGCATGTGTATAGGCAACCCCGTGTATCTTGTCACCATCATTATATGTTTCAAAAATTTGTGCTTGTTGACTTCTATTATCTACAGATGCTGTAATAGGAACTTCTTCGACATCAAACCCTTCTGCAACAGAACCATAGTCTCCGTACGAGTTGTTTCCGTTCAATGCACGAACTTTACCACCATTAGTTGCTAGATAGCCAATATGACAGTAGTATGTAAACACTGACACAAGTTCTGATTTACCATCACCATTAGCCCAGTATCCAATACCATCACTTAAAATTTGTGTAAAGTCGTTTGCAACAATTGATTTGTTACCAGTATTATGTAAATCGCCATCAACTTTCATTCCAATACATCCTGTACCAAATGTTGTTACATTTTGTACGTATGGTGATTTTGTTACAATATGTGCATATTCAGCACTTGGGCCTGTTGCAGGATCTAATGAAACATATGCTCCTGCTGTTGGACGCCTAGTTAAATTGTCATTTGGATCGCCAAGTGTACCAGATAATCCTTGTAACGTCATATTACGTATGCCAGATCCATTATGTACATAGAACATATTGTCAAGTTCATATCCGTCTGCAGGCATAATAACTGTTGAACGCAATTCGTCGCCTACTAATGCTGTATCCTTAGGAACAACAATTGGAAGCAACTCTTTGTACATTCCGGTTGCTATAAAAATTGTCGCCGGCGTCCTTGCTTCAAGATTACCTTGAAGAAATTGACATGCATATTTTACTGTCTTAAATGGCTTTGCTGGATTTATTCCGTTTGTTGGAAGATCTTCCCCGTAAGCACTAACATAGTACACTTTATTAATTTCAAATAATGTATCATATTTTAATGTATCATCTTCGTCAACTTTTAATAGTTCGCCTGCTGGACCTATTGCTAGTCTTGACGTTCCTGCTGTACTTCCATCGTCTTTAGTAGAATAAGTTCTAATATCACCCGTGTAACGTAGCACATTGTTTTCTGCACTTGTTTCATTATTACCAGCATATTTTGTCCAATATAATTGAGCGCCGGATTGTATATCTGTATCGTCTCTTGGTCTTGCTTCTCTTATATTACTAAAATGCTGTAGTTTACAAATATAAGTTTCACTTTCATCCATAACAACTTGTCCAGGTAAGTACTCAAATAATGTACTATCGTCATCTTCCGTTGCTTTTGATTCTACCCATTCGCCCATCCAAGCAAATCCAGTTTGTATTAATCTCCACTTATTGGCATTACCATCTTCAACATCAGGATCGCCAGGTTCAACTAATTCGATTGCTAAATTGTTTACTAATGATTCGTATAAGTACCCACCTTTACGTACAACAGCCCCTGGTGCATATGGGTTTAGAATACTCCATTCACCTTTAAAATCATATCCACGAACTAATACTTCCCAATCACCTGCATCTTGTTCAATTCCTTGCGAACTTGGATTTGAACCAATATTAATTGTTAATGATGTATATGTATATCCACCATACGTAACTAAATCACCAGGTTGATAAACTTCGTTATCAGACCATATCCCTTCGTAGCCTAATCCCGGGACCCAAATATCCCAATCGTTCGTATCATCAAAGTTATCTGTACCACTCATACCACGTTTTGCTATGTATAAGTTTGGTCCATATCTTACTATGTCATTTGTTTTATACCACTGTGTTCCTGTCCATTCACCTTTATATTCAATACCTTCTACTACTAGTTCCCATTTTGCCGCTGTTGAATCGTCACCTAAGTCTGATCCAACACCTTCTCTAATATCACTATTACTAGTATGTCCAATAATACAACGATATACATTACCTCCATAACGTATAATATCTTGTACTTTGTATCTTGTATTTTCTAACCAAATACCTTGCCATGCATCACTTTTATTATAGACTGCCCATTTTGCTTGATCTGCTTCCAAACCTAACTCAACAGTATTACTTGTATGATCAGTTACGCAACTATATAATCTTCCGCCGTATTTAATTAAATCGTTCTTTTTATATATTGTACTAGCAGTCCAAGTTGCAAGATAATTTTCACCCTTTGCAAAAGGTGCCCAATTTGCATCATTTGATTCAAGGCCTAAACTTAAAGTTGTTGCACTAGTATGGCTATCAATACAATTATAAAGTATACCTCTGTACTTGACAACATCATTTACTTTGTAGAATTCTTCTGGCTGCCATTCGCCCTTCCATTGACGACCGTCACCCATTTGCTCCCATTTAGGAGTAGATTCTCCTGATACAAGAAAGTCTAAATCATCATTAAAGTCTGCACTTGCAGTATGATTTGTTAAAGCAACAAATACTTTACCACCATAACTTATAACATCATCTTTAATGTATGCTGTTGATGCAGTCCATACACCTTTCCAGTTAAATCTAATTCTATCAATTCTAAATTCTGCCATTGTTTTTCCCAATCACTAATTATGTAAGTGTATTTATTTGTCCGCCCATGCCGCTATGATTAATGCAATAGTAGTATAAAGTTGGTGCGTTAACTGGCACTTTAAATTTAACATAACTACCTTCAACTCCAGGTACACCTAATACTGTAACTCCATCTGTATACTCTACACCACCAGCATGTATTCCGTTTGGTGTGGTACTTAATCTTAACGGATGCGTAGCATTTGAAGCAATACTTTGACCAAATGTATATGTCTGTCCTTCATATAGATTAAGTGTCGGTGTCTTAATTCCATTAAAGTAATACTTATTTGAACTTCCATCATTTGCAATAGTAATATTATAAAAGTTCTTGTTATATGCTGTTGTCCCGTCACTACTAATATCTGTTTGATATTCATGTGATTCATTAAACACTAGCACAAACTCTCCAGCATCATTAATATAATAATTTAAATGCCTATTGTCCCAACGGATTTGTTCATAGTTTAAGTTTGGATATACAATTTCATGATTTTGATCTCTACCTTCGTAAAAATCAATACCTTGTTCAAAATCATTATAATTATCTAACGGATCACCTGGTTTATTAATTTGTATACTTGCACCGTTTTCCATTTGATCAACTTTTGTAAAAAATAATTCGCCTTGATCTGTTCTGCGGAGAGCATACATATAACGTCCATCTACTTCACCGGTTATACTTGTTACATCATTTCCTGCATACTGACTCATCTATTGCTCCTTATTGTATATCAACATAACTGATAATAGCATCTATACTATTACTTGCGTTTGCTTGTACTAATAAACTATGACCTGTTGGTAATACAATCTTTTCACCACCAATCATTGCTTTATAACTTGTTTGTGGAGGTATCATTACATTTCTAACATAAAACCCTTCAACACTTGTATCATCTTTTACATAAATGCTTGCTTGCACAGCAAAGTCTGTAATGTTTGCTAAGTTAAGACCAATTACTGTGGCGTTTGTTGCCGCTGGTACTTCAAACACTTCAATTTTTTGAGTACCTATGTCTTTTACTACTTTTGTTCTAAAAAATGTTGCCATATCTTTATCCTAATACCAATACATATTCTAATGCGATTGATTCCGCATCATTTCTACTTATCCCGCCGCTAGACCCTGCGACACTAACCCAGTTTACACCGTCAAAGATTTCAACACGATCATCTTCGTTATTGTATCGCATCATGCCATCTTCTGAGTTGATTGGTGCAGGTCTTTCTACGTTGTTACCTGTTGGAATTACAACTCCGCCTGTACCAGCAAACTTAAAATATCCATTACCTGTTGAGTTAAACGAAGTAATACTATTTGTAACAGTATTTGTAAACGAAGCACCGTCGAATTTAAAATTATCTAATACAACTCCGCCAGTGCCGTTACCTGATAACACTAAGTCTTGGTTAGTAGATATTGTTTTTATTTCATTACTATCAATTTCAATGTCATCAACGATAAGTTTAGTTGTACTAAATCTACTTGCTGTTAGATCAGCAGTTAAAGCGCCTTGATTATAAAATCTAATTATATTATCGTTAGCACCCGGAGTAAGTTCTGCTGTAATGTATGTGTCGCCGTCGTTATCTCTTAGGCCATCACTTATTGTTACCCATGATCCGTTATAACCTTCAAAATGATTTGTAGTTGTGTTATAACGTAACATACCAGTTTGTGCTGTTGAGTTTCTTTGTGCTGTAGTACCTTTTGGAATTACAACACTGTCAATGCTATCAATTTTAAGTATACCACTACCTGGATTTAACACTATGTCTGCTGTACTACTGATAATATTACTATCAAATTGTATATCATCAAACACAACTTTACCAGCACCGTTTGCACGTAACTCTAAATCACTATCTGATTCTGTTGTTGTAATAAAGTTATCATCAATTAAAATATTACCTGTACTAAAACTATTTGCTGTAACTCTGCCCAATGCATCTAAGTTGTCTGCATTCAATACACCTTGCACTGTTAAGTCTTGTTCTATAACAACATTATTACTTGGTATTAAAATGTCACCAGTGCCGTTAGCACGTAATTCTAAATCTGCATTAGTAGTTGTAGTTGTAATAAAGTTTGTATTAATATCAATTTCAGCAAGTTCTAGTGTTGCATTAGGTGCTGTAATTGCATTAGTAACTGTTAAGTTACCAACTGAAAGACTATTGTTAACTGTAACTGTGTTAACAGTTGTGTTGCCGTCAATAGTTAAGCCGCCTGTAATAACAACATCGTTACTTGGAATAATTATTGTTCCTGCACCGTTAGCACGTAATTCTAAATCACTATCTGAATCTGTAGTTGTAATAACATTATCATTAATTTCAATATTTTCAAAATTAGCCTGACCGTTAATAGTCATGTTATTTGCAACAGTTATTGAGTCTGTTGTTAAATCACCAGTTGTTGTAGTTTGTAAACTAGTTGCGCCACTAACTGTAAGGTTATTTGATATTGCTACATTGTTGTCAGGAATAATTATTTGTCCTGTACCGCTTGCACGTAGTTCTAAGTTTGCATTTGTAGTTGTTGTTGTAATTACATTGTCGTCAATTACTATTTCTTCAAACTGTACTTGCCCATTAATAGTCATTGTATCTGCAACAGTTAACGTATCAGTTGTAATTGTTGTAGTTATTAGATTATTAATTGTTGCTGTGCCACTAACTGCTAAATCATTTGTAATTTCAAGTGTATTACTTGGAACAAGTATTTTTCCTGTTCCTGCCGCACGTAGTTCTAAATTACTATTAGTGTCTGTAGTTGTAATAAAGTTATCGTTAATTTCGATATCTTCAAAATTTGCTTGTCCGTTAATAGTTGCAGTATTAGCAACCATAGTGTTTGTTGTAATTGTACCCGAAGCACTTAGGTTAGCATACTGTGCTGATCCGTTAACAACAATATCTCCGCCTACTTCTAAGTCTGCATTTGGAATAACAACTCTACCTGTACCTGCGGCATCTAGTTCTAGGTCACTATCTGAGTCTGTTGTTTGAATTCTATTACCAGCAATATTAATATTTTCTAATTGGGTATTACCATTAACAGTAAGTCCATCTTGTATTGTAAGATTAGCATTAATTGTAGTAGTTGACCCTGTCTGATTTATTGCTCCAGTAATACCAACGTTGTTATTAACTGTTACTGCATCATTAAATGTAGTTGTGTTGTTAAATGTAGTGTTGCCTGTAACTTCAAAGTTACTACTTGGTACACGAACTGATCCAGTGCCTGCACCGTTTAATTCTAAATCACTATCACTATCTAAAGTTGAAATAGTGTTGCCTTCAATTTTTAAGTTACCGTTATCAAACTGATTTGAATAAATGTTTTTCCAACGTTTTGCTGTACTACCTAAATCATATGTGTTATCAATGTTTGGTAAAATATCACTGTTTACGTCTGAAGCAAATTCAACGCTATCAGTATCTGCATCGCCAATGTTAATATTTCCGCCAAGTGTAAAGTTACCTGTAACACTTAGGTTACCTGTAATATTTGTGTCTGCTTCAATGTCAACAATATTTGTTGCACTGTCAATAACAAAGTTTTGCGTAAGTGTTTCAATAGTATTTCCACTTAATCTAAAGTCACCTGTTTCAATTTTGTTACCATCAATAAAAGTTACATTACCGCCTGTACCAAATGTAATACCATCTGGTGTTGTAATGTTTAAGTTAACAGCATCAAATACAACTTCGCCTGTTTCTTGATTAACATAAAAATTATCACCAACCCTAAAGTCACCTTTATGATCAACACTTGTAAATCTTACTTTAGCACTATTAAGTTCTTCAACTTCGTTTGTTTGTACTACTGTAGTTTCATCATTGGTAACTTCTTTGCCGTTGCCAATGTATGCAAAGTTATGACTTACTAGATACATAATAACGCCAGTACCGTCACCTACTGCACCTTTGTTACCGTAAACGTTTGCTGAGCCAATTGATCTTAATTCGCCACCAAAGTCTGTTGTGTTATAGTAATCAATAAAGTTAGCAGTAGCGCCGCCACTAAATGTTATGTTTTGTCTTATTTTTATATTCTCATTAACAGTAGTTGCATTATTAACACCGTCTAAGTGTGTAAGTAATACACAATTATTGTCGCCAATTATCTGTGACGTTGGAACTGTATAAGTTGTATCAACATATCTAGCACTGTTACTAATTCTAACATCATCAATGTTACCTGTAAAGTAGTTTGCTAAGTTAAAGTTTGCACCAATAAATACCGGCTTAGTAAATCCATAGTCAGTATTATGAACATACGTGTTACCAACTTGGTTCCCGTCAATGTACATACGCACACCGTCAGTAAGTTTGCTTATAGCAACATGATGCCATGTATTAATAGTAATAGTGCCGCCACTAATTCTTTCAGAAGTTCCTACTTTGTATTTTAAAGTTGTTCCGTCTAAGTAAAAGTATGGTGCTGTATCTGTAGCAATACCTGCACGTAAATCATATATTGGTTGTTCGCCAGTGGTTGACGTTGCATATATCCATGCTTCAATTGTAAAGTCATCTGTGCCAAAGCCAAACTCGTCGTTTGCTCCTACACTAAGATAACTATTAACGCCATCTAAGTTTGCACTAGCAGTTCCAAACTTTTTAATACCTGTTTGTAACTTAGCACCGCCATTAAATTTAATTGTTTTTTCTGTTCTAGTTAACGCTTCAGTAATACCTGATACATTGCCTGCAATATAAAACTTACCGTCTGCATCTTTTCTAGCAATAGTACCACTAGCAGTAACAGTACTTCCGTCAATACTATTCACTGCAAATGTTTCACTTGCACTAAATGATCCAGTTACATCACTTACTCTAAATTCTGTTTCGCCTGCGCCCTTTAATCCTGTAGATCCGTTTACAGCATAAAAGCCTCTATTAGCAAAATATGTAAATGAGTTTAACCATTCAACCCTAACACCATTTGTAAATGTTAATGCATCAACGCCAGGAGTAATAAATGTTACAGCATGGAATAAACAACTTGCTTCTTTTGAATCTGTATGAACAACACTACCATCTAAGTATGCGCCACGCCCTGCATCGCCTTGATTAAATCCTCTAGGATCACTAGCATTTGTTACACTACCTTTTGTAATAACAGTTATGTTTCTAATATAAGGCGAACGTGATGTTACTTTCATATTAGGTGCAAATCTAAATGCGTGTCCAACATTAGTTCCACTGTTGTAATAGAAATCCATAATAGATAAATCTTCAACAGTTGATTCACCATTAAGATGGAATACATCTTCCGAGTCAACACTATCAGGCTTGATAGTAACTGCTCGCATACTGTGACCTTTAACTGTAACTCCTACTGGAATTACTAATGGAAGTCTTTCTTGATACACACCTGGAAGGATATGAATTGTATCTCCTGCTGTAGCATTTTGTAATGCTTTTTCAACAGTTAAGTAAGGAGATTGTGGATGATTTCCTGCGTTATTATTGTTTCCGTTTTCAGCAACATATAAAGTATTAGCATGTCTAGTATTTAAATTAATACCATCTGAAATAACAATTTGTGCATTTATTGTTTGTCCGTTAACATTATTAACGTGTACATCTTGCCATGCTTTTACAGATGAACCTAAGTCATATGTTCCACTAGCATCTGGTATAATATTACTAGCAATTTCTGCATTAAAATTAATACTATCAGTATCAGCATCACCTAATATAATATTTCCGTCTGCACTAATATTGCCTGTTGCATGTAAGTTTCCGGTTACATTAGTATTTGCAAGTAACTCAATTGTACCTGTACCGTTTGGATTTATTTCTAAATTTGCATCCGAGTCTATTGTTCTAATAGTATTATCATTAATTTCAAAACTATCAACAACTAGTTTATTTTGGTATACAACTTGATCAGCAGTTCCTAAATCAATAGTCCCAGTGTTACTTGTAATATCATTATTTTCAATCGTGATGTTACCTGCTGTTAGTTTATCTAACACCAAGTTTGTAGTTCTGATTGTTCCGTTAACATCTAAATCGTATTGTGGAGAGTTAGTATTGATACCAATACGTTGATTTGTTACATCAAGATATAATAGATCCGTCTCAAATGCCAAGTCAATCCCATTACGGATTAAGTTCGACTTCAAGAGCGGTCCGGATATGCGACCTACGGCCATCTCTTCTCCTCAATACGGGGATCCTGTCCCTCCAACCACCTTGCATTGCGGGTTGACCACAGTCGGATAACATTGAATTTTAGGTCTGATTCTACGTTATATAATGTATTTATGTGAATGCGAATATTATAATGACTTAGTTATCCAAAGATGAGTATATATTCATTCATTATATTATTCATCTCATCTTCGCTAACTGTTTCGCCTGAGCCTGAAGCATCTGACCAAATACCGCCCACAGTATAAACTTCTAAATAATCCAAATCGCTATTACGTCTTAGTTCACCTACTTGAGGATTACTTGGTCGTTGTACTGATGATCCTGCTGGTATAACAAATGCTGTAGGTTGATTAAGTTTAACGTATCCGTCGCCTGTTACATTAAACAGAGCCGCTCCGTTAGAAGTATTTGTAATTGTATTATCAAGGAAGTGTAAATTTTCAAATTGAACTTTACCTTGTCCAGATTCTGGTGCAAGTATTAGATCGCTATTTGTAGTATTTGTTTGTATTGTGTTGCCATCAATATCTATGCCACCTAGTTCTAAGCGATTAAGTGTTGTTGCTTGATATGACATAGTTGCAACATTAACACCCTGTGTAGTAAAGTTAATTGTATTATCACTATTAGGTCTTACAAATGTTTGGTAATCATCACTATACAATCCACCTAATACACTTTTTACACCGCTATTACGTCTACCGGTAAATTGATTAATATCTGCATTATATTGTATAGCGCCGATATTATTTGAAAAAGTATTTGTACTATCTGTAAGTGAGTTTGGTAATACCATACTATCAGTTGAATCTATTTTTAAATTCGTAGTTGTGTCTAACAATAAATCTGCTGAAGATGTTTGTATTACACTGTCTTTAATTTTTATACCTTGTAGATCTAAAAATCCTACACCGCTTGTTCGAAGTTCTAAGTCACTGTTTGAAACTGTAGTTGTAACATAGTTGTCATTAAATTCAATATTGCCATCAGTTTCAAGTTCGCTAAGATCAACAT